TACTGCTCCTTAGGGATGTCGACAGCGCGTTCAGGGAGGGGAAGATCTTTGTGGTTGTAACCTGCAGGTCCCGTCATTTGGGCCGACTTAGTGATGTTGCCTTCTGCGTAAGGCAGAGGGTTTACAGGCGATCGAAAGTAGGTGCCCTGATCGATGTTGTACTGAGTGAAGACTCGGTTTACATCGTCGGTATAAGCTTGCCTGCGTGCAGTAATACTGATGTCATCATTCATATAAGCCGCAGGGTTCGCCATAGGCATCCCCAAAGGCTTAAGACCGGGCATAGGTCCAAGACCACCGGGTCGCTGTAAAAAATTAGTTTGTTCCATAGATCTAGTTTAACTCCGTTTAGGCTGTCGCTCGCGATTAGTTTTTTCTTTAACTACCCGAATATTCGAAGAGTTGTTGTTCTCCGGGTTGAAATCTTTGTGATCGACTTCTTTTCCGTCCCCCCTAGATACTCTGCCAGACCTTTCCAAATGTCTACGAGCTTTGTTACGCGCAGCTCGACGTTTCTTTTGGCGTTCAGTACCATGGTAATCATTATATTCTTTTTTGTAATCACGTTTTGCCATATACAAATTCTACAATCCTTTAAACTAAATTATCAGCTTCAAATACCGTGCCCGTACCAAATACCTCTCCAAACATCGGTGGTTGGTATCAACAACTTGATCGAAAGTTGGGAGGTGTTCTGCCTGGAGGAGGGACACCAATACAGCCAGAAGTTTTAAATCGACTCCCAGGACCAGTCAACCTTGGTTACAGGTATGCAACGGGGACAGGAAATAAAGATCTAGAACTCTCACAGCAGTTTATGAGAGGAGCTGTTGAAGAGGCTTTAAAAAAAGGTCCAATGCGACCGGGTGAAGTAAGGGCTGTAAATTCTTATTCGACGGACTACCCAACACCTGGTATCGACACAATCCCAACAGCTCTCGGTCTGCCCACACTGGGAGATACAAATCCGAGTGCGGCTCCATACCGATACACACTTGGTCGTTACAACGTATACGACGAAGGTGACCGGTACGTTGTGCGCGATCGATTCGACTTAGAGAATGAGAGGGAACCTAAATCTTTAACACAACCAGGCAGGCAAGTAGCAGAAGGTGTGTTTAGAAGTCTCTATGGTGTAATCGACCCCACGGAGTTCCTGCGAGCCTATTTAAACTTCAGGCAGAATCCTCCAGCAGGGTACGATATCGAATTTTCGGTGCCAAAGCCCGGGACTAACGTCGGTCCCTAGGAAGTAAGCGATCTAAAGTCGCAACAGCATCGAAGTGCATGTCGCGCTGTTCTTCACCACATGTGCGGCACCACTCCTCCCACAGGCCGGTGTAAAGACCGTTGTCGCGCCCAGATTGTTCGTAAAGATATTGAATAAATTCTGCTTTTTGATTTTCTTTGTCGATGTCCCAGTTCTTGTAAATCTTGGTGTAATCAGTCATTGTTTGGCTTGAATGTACCAACCGGAACTGTAGCCCTTTTCGAGCATCCAGCGAGGACCTAAGTACTTTTTGGAATATTTCAGATACGCACCGTTTTTAGATGTGTAAACACCACTAAAACAGTCAAGCTCCCCCAGAGGGTCGTTAACAATAATATTTTCCTCGTCTTTGGTCAGCCCCACGGCGCAGATCCAGTGCCCCGAACCCATCGGGTTCTCAACAGGACCGAAATGCAAGATACCCATAGGAACTGGAACACCTTGTCTTAGTAAATTTTGAATTGTCTCCCAATTACCGTCCTGCCTAAATTCGGCGTTAACACCGTACTGATCGAGAGCTTTTATCTGAACCCAGGCCTCGGTGCCTTCACCGATATCACTTACGTCCTCAAAGTATTCTTCCCAATCGCTAAAAGAATCCGGCCTTAAAGTCTTAAGTAACATGGCACAACTACTGCTGAAGCAAGTTCTATCTACATCATCAAAGTCGCTTCTAGCCGAGTAATAAGGTGTGCTTAGTTGAATATGATGCCTTGGTTTATACTCTATTTTTTCATCTAAATCATTTATTACTTTCCAATCAGGAGCATAAAAAAACCAACTTTCTTTAGTGTCGCCCTTTAAGACTACTTCTCTATAGAGAGATCTTGCCGTAGTAGTAATCTGTTCCCACTCCCAAGCAGCATTCTTGGGTACAAATAACTTTTTTTCAGGTTCGATAGACCTGTGATCGGCAGGGAACCGTGTGAGCCATGTATCTTTCTTTGCAAGTAGAGACTGACCAAGAAGTGGATGCTTATCAGCACCCATCAAGATCTTTCTTTCTCTTTTCACACTTTTTAACCGTTTCCTCAATGGAGACATAATAAGAGGAAGAAGTACGACCGCCTTCTTCCATAGATTCTTTTATTTTTTCAGCAAAGGAGCACTCCAGATCAGAGGGGTCGTTCATGATCCACAGGCGTTTAGGTACAAAGAAAAATCAAGTAGTAGCTGTGTAGGTGACTCGGTAGACACAAGGAGACCTGTCGGTCTTCTCTACATACAGATAGTTGGCGATGCTAGCGCCCACGCTGGCAGTAAATGAAACATCAGTACGGTTAGAAGTTTTGGGAGAATCAACTTCACCAAGAATCGAACCGTCAACACCGCTCATAAGAAAGACACGCTTCACTGAAGAGGATCCGGCTTGGAGAGTGATGGTGCCAGTACCGGTTACGCTCGAAGTAACGGTATATCGGTCAGCTCGCTTAAAAGTACCTTCAGAAGTGTCTTCGAGAGTTGCGTTTACGGTGACGTTATCACCGTTTTCAGAACGGTACTGACTGAAACGGGTAATACCAGCAGGAGCAGCTCCGAGTTCACGGTTAAAAGTAACCTGAGCCATCTGACTTGAACATAATTGATTACCTTTATTTTAGTCTCTAAGACTCTGACTTAGATTTAAATAAGCTGTTACCAGACCATGCAGTACAACAAGCTGAATGCACTGGTGTACGAAGTTATCGAATTTATTTGCAGATTTAGACCAAACTTGAAGATAAACCCATGGGTCAGCCGAGCTAGAGAAAACTGCCTCCCAGACTGGGTTGAATTTAGGACTCAAGTGTTGATGAAGCAGCTAGATGAAGAAGTACAAGAGCTACATGAAGACTGGATAACTGAGGAAGCGGAACATTTTGACCCTATTTTCCTCGAATTCGAATTTGCAGAAGAATCTGACAAAACACCTCTAGGAAAACCTATGGGCCTTAGCTCTGCTTGGTCTTTTTATAAGCACGACTCTTCTTCTTAGCGCGTACGCAATTTGGTACGTTTTTACCGTCTTTTTTCTTGTACCCCTCTTGAACGTACCCTTTCCAACAAGATCCTCGCTTAGCCATTTTTAGAGTCCTTATATGCTCGGGCTTTTCGGCCAGCCCGTTTGGCTTTTTCAGTGTTAGCTACATGAGTGTTTACAGGTTTGCCACGGGTGGCTTGTTTCTTTTTCTCATCTGTAGCGCGTCTCTCTTCTTTTGACATGGCTGCCCACGCAGCCTTCGGTAAGTAACGCTCGGTTCTGCCTTTTTCTCGTGCTTTATCCGCCATGGTGCTTTCTATAGAGTTTTTTGGCTTTACCGAGGATTTTCTGGGCTGTAGCGCGTTCAGTGGCTTTCTCTGCCTTAACAAACAACTTAGCTAACTTCTTACGAAACTTAAGTTCATTCATTTTTTTTTCTTCTCATACTCCTCTCTAGTTTGCCAGTCTTCTTTAGACCACTTAGAAAGTTTGTTTTTACTTGATTTTTTGCCTACATACTCACCACCTGCCTCCTTGTAGTATTTTGTCGCCAATTGCATAGCGCGGGCAGAATGACCCCCTAGTTTTTTACGCGCTTTACGCTTTGCACGTTCCCACTTTTCAGGGTGTTTTTTCTTGGCAGTTTCAGCCATAAAAGGCAAAGCTTATTTAAGTATCTTAGATTAATAATGTCTGACTTCCTGAGTATGCCCGAGGAAGAAAACAAGCGTTCATACGAGTGGTTAGCTGAAATTGTAAAAGTTTCAGTTCTTAGCTGGAGCGCAGCATTATTAACCCTATCTTATATGGGTTATTTTCAAAAAATGGATCCTACATTCATAGCCTCTATCTTTAGTGGATCGCTAGCTGGCTATGGCATTAGTAGAGCTACAAATAACAATAATCAAAAAGCAAAAGAAATTAAAATAGAGGAGAAAACAACACCGAAACCTAAATTATGAAACACACTAAGTGGTTGTTAGCTCTCGTTTTATTAGTGCCTACGGGAGCTTTTGCTCAGACATCGCCGAACTTTACGCAAGGTTCGATGAACAGCACAACGGTTACTGAGACCTCAATCTCAGAAACAATCGCGATCGAAAAATATGGTGGCGCTTACAACAGCTGGTCTGGACACAACGTTACACCGAGCTCAGATATCGGCGGAACGAGTACTACGTACACGATGAACACCGGGGCAGAAAATTGGCAACTCGAAATCACTGCCAGGACGGCTGGCATAATCGAAACGCAGGACATTACTCGAACAATCGAGACGACCAGCACAACCACAAGCCTCAGCGTTTTCAGCCAGTAAAACTACTCTTAGCTTTATTACTATTATCAGGTCCCGTCAGAGCTCAAACTTCTGACGGGGCTACGGTTATCGCTAACCCTCAAGCATCGAGCACAGGCTCGGTGACAAATAGTGCAGTCCAAATCAATCAAGGGTCATACAGCACACAAGGATTCGGATCTGGCCACTACTGCAATAGCGGTACTGTGGTTATTACACCTTTTTTTATTGGTAGTGGCTTTCACCCGGAGTTCACCAGAAGTGAAAACTATGGTGCTCAAATCAGTGTCAGTATCCCGCTAGATGGAAGTATTACTGAGACCTGTAAAGAATTAGCTAAGAAAAGAATTCAGCAGAAAAGAGTAGATATTTTGCTTACACGTATGAGAGAGTGCACGAATATGTACGACAAAGGTTACATGATTAGACCAGAGAGTCCTTATTCTGCGATCTGTGACGACGTAGTGCCAATCGCTGCCTACTCCAAGTTGGAGGTTTCTCCCCCTTCTTTGTCTGAAAAAGAATAATTACCTTCTTAATAACTGGCTTAAACGCTGTAACACACTTTTTAAATAGCGCAGTCGCTGTGAGTGTCGCAGCTACTGAAACTGTAGCTGTAGTACCGGCGGCTACTAGGATCTCAGGTTTAGGAAGCGGTATCTGTATACCGCCCGGTATTTCTACACTGTTAACTACTTCAGAGGATTCAGTTTCTTTTTCCTCAACTTCTATTTTGAAATTATCTAAGTCAGTTCTAAGAGAACCAATTGCTTCAGTATGAAATTCGAGGGTAGGAGTGACCGCGTCCACGACGTCCTTGACTATCTCCTCAGCGACAGATGTCTTTGGAGGAGGTTCGGGAATGGGTCCTTTCGG